TTAGGTAGTAACTTCGTGGACCATCTTTGCTTGGCTGGTCAATTTCTCCTTTTTGATCCGGTCATACAAAGTTGGTTCGCTCATGTTCATGCGCTTGGCAAATTCCTTGATACTTACTCGACGTTCATCTTGATTTGCCATTGCTCGTTTGAGCTCCTGCATCTCATCAAAGATAGCTTCGAGTAAATCACGTTCAGATTCACTCATGACACCTCCTTTAAGCTTCTTACTACCGTCTCCGGCAATCCAAATACATCTTTAAAAGCTTGATCAAAACCACCGTCAGCAATGAATTGATCCATCACGCTTACTTGTTTATCGATACTGCTATCTTCACAAGGCTCACATGGTTTTTGAATATCAGTCATTGTTCTTCTCCTTGAGCCTTCAAGTATTCAAACTTTGCATCTGCCCAGTTCTTAGAATCATATGGGCTTAATCCTTTTTTCTTGCACCAATCAGCGCACCAAAGCCATTGCGCATGATCAAAAGGAGTTTGCTCAACGACTTCTTTAGAACTACTATCCATCACGCCACCTTCACATCTAAATAATCAGGGTTATCCAGATGTTCTTCATATTCATGAAATAGCACCTGGCATGCTGCATTACCTGTTAAATCTTTCTTTAAAAGCACATAACTTAGTGTCTTGCGTGTGCCTTTGCCGCTAAATGTCGAGCTGCCATCTGCAAGTTCATTTTTGGTATAACCCAATTTTTCTAGCCATAGCTTGAAACCAACTTCATGCTTCTTTTTAATTCTGAAGATCATCTGTACCCCCAGGTGTTCGCAAAATTTCGAAGGCAATCATCAATACCGAATAGGTTGATGTTGCGGTAAGTTCTAACCCGACCTTTGTGCTGCACAAGCAGCACGCGGGTCATAGAAGAGTAGGAATAACTCATGGCGTTAGCGCCGCTTCTTGTGCTTCATACGCTGAATTAATCTGACTGATCTGCTCCTCAGTCATCTGAGCCGTGAAGGGCTCAAAGCGTGAAGCCATAATTGCGTTAAGTGATTCCAGATCGGTCGTGTTGCTGATCTCGTTAATTACTGACTGAATTGATTCATCGGGAAAAGCCTGGGCAGCTTTTAGCTCTTTACGCTTGGCTTTAAACACTTCGCCGATTTCAGATTTAGCTGGCTCACCTAAATTCAACTCAGCAATGTCAGCACCGATCTGATCGAGTTCCTCAAGAGAAGTGGCGTTATCAATACGTTGGTAGTACGGGGTTAGGTCAATTTCTGTAGCCACCGACTCGACAGCATCTTTCTTTTTGGCCATGCGCGCTTTCAGCGATGACGATCCGCTATTTGCCTTCGTTGTACTGGTTTCTGGTGCAGTGGGAGTAATATCAATTTCCTTATCTTTTTCCTCCTCAGCAATTGCCATGCCCTTGAGCACATCCGGGAACACGTCACGCAGGGCATAGGAACGCGCACGTAGCTTTAACATGCGTTTTGGATACTGCGTCCAAGGCCCCTGTTTACCTGATAGACCTGCCTTTTTCGCATCCTCCATTGTGAATACTGAAGCAACTGGTTCTTCATTTTTCCGCTTCACAGTTACAGTGGCTTTTTGACCATCTTCGGAAATTTCCTCGCGGATGAAGTCGAGTAGGCCAGATCCACGAACAAGGGCAAGCATTGCATCGCCCCAGATAGAGGGGCGACCATTAATCACCGCAATGTTTTGCATTGCCTGTAATGGCTGCAAGCCAATTTCAGCACCCCATTGCATAGCAACAAGAATGTTCCCAGGCTTGCGCTGGTAGTCCTTCGGCACAATGTCAGACTCGGCAAGGATGCCGGCAATCTGCATTGCTTCTTGCAGGTTGTTCGGAGTTAAGAAATTAACGGCAGCGTTTTGGCCTGTTTTAACAATTGAGTTCATATTCTTCTACCTTAAATCTTAATTAATGCGCAGCACGCGAGTGCTTGAAGTCTTCACAAATTGTTCGTAAATATCCGGGTGAGCGGCTTTCAGTGCTTTGCTATCTAGGGTGTTGCGTTCTTGGTATTTGAATGTTGCTAGACGCTTTTCCTCAGCAATAATCATCTCCGCATCTTCCATGCGGGTGCAGATTTGTAGCTTGAGGGTATCTAACTCACCACTGGCTTCTTTGATCGTGGCGTTTAGGTCCTTATATTCAGCGACCAGCTGAGCAAGGTCGTCATCTGCCTGTAGTGCCTGATCAGGATTATGAGTAGACCAGCGATGCAGAACATCATCAAACGTGGTTGGAGCTGGTGGGACGTCAGCCTGAACATGCTCATTCCAGAACTTTGAGCATTCATCTGTAAGCATTTCAAACAGCTCAGGATCGAATGCGACCTGATAGCTACGGAACTTCTGACCACCGATCAGCACACCCAAGCCACACATCGAAGCGCCTGTAATACCCATGTACCACTGCACTTGCGTCAGGTAGTAATCTGGCACCTGTTCAGATTGCTCATCTCCCCATAACTTCGCTAGGTACTGATTCGCTGTCTTGCATTCTAAGATGCGGTCGGTGGTCAACTTGCCATCTTTAATACGGACATTGCCGGCGATTTCAGGGTTGATAATGGCGCGATCAATATTGGCACGCATCCAGTCATGTTCAGGGTGGGCGATCGTTGCATTAACGCGTTGCACCTTTACGCCGTTACGTTTGGCATATTCCTTGGCTACGATATCTTCCAGCATGTTGCCCCAGTAAGCCGGTTCGCTGGTGCTGTCTTCCAGTTCAGAGCGACCTGTCTTATCCAGCCACAATTGATAGGGAGAGCTGTATTTGCTCAAGCCTAAGATTGCCGCTACATCAGAACCACCAATACCAAGACGGCGTGATTGCAACCATTCTTGACGAGCATCTTCGATGCTTTGTAAATTTACTTGAGTATTCATTTAGCACCCCCAACTGCCTTAACAATTGATTCCGCTTGATAAGCAGATTGTTTTTCGGCTGCATGAAGAATCATTACTGAAAGGCCAAAAAATACTGAAAATAGAACCATCCACGCAGCTAAGTTTTTAGTGATTTCCTTTGCTACAGATTGTTTGGGTTCTGGATGTTGGTACAAGCGCTCAGATGTTTGGCGCGACTGGCCGAACTCCGGCAGGTTGCTTTGAATAGGATTTTTGTTCATAATTGATCTCGCAGTTATCTGTAAAAGCGCTTCGGGTCTCAAACTTCGGCGCTTTTTTGTTGTCTACGAGAACTAAAGTAAGTTAACTTACCTAATAAGTCAATACAAATGGTAATAAAAATTACTTTTGTGTTTTAATAGACAAAAGAAAACCCATCACAGGGATGGGTTGTTTGGAGATTATAATAATGACTAGAGAAGAGTTTCGGGCGAATCTATATCAAACATATGTGTCTTTAGGTACACATGATCATGTACTGATACAGGAGTACATAAATATAGCTGAAGCTTATGTATTCGATAATAAGCAGCTCACTATTACTGATCAAGAGGCGATGGTTTCAAGACTTACCGAAAGTCAAAATTAGTTATCTGAACCACTTATCTTCAAGCATTCAGTATAAATTTCTTTCCAGTACTCAACTTCACCGGATCGAATATTATCCTTCATATTTTGAGTTAATTGATGGGACAATCGTGTTTGTATGATTTTATCAGCCATCTCAATAGCTAAGCGTTTTTCTTCAATTGAAGGCATATTTTTCTCCACCCGATCCAAGAGCCGCGTCGGGTTCGCGTTTTTTATTAATTAGTCTCAGGTGATTTGCTTAAGACTTTATCCTGATACATTTTTTCATCTGCCTCTATGATAGCTGCTGATAGACCGTATTTTGAATTTCGCATTGCAAGACCAATTGCAGCACTAATGCCAGCTTTTGCAATAGCAGTTTGAATTCTGGTTGCAAGTTTATCCGCATTTTCTCGGTTGGTTTCAATACTGAGTACAGCAAACTCATCACCACCTAAACGAGCGACAATATCATTATTGCGTACATTGTTTTTGAGGGTTAAAGCCATTCTTTGAATGAGTTCATCACCTGCAGCATGCCCCAAAGTATCATTGGTGATCTTGAGGTCATTAAGATCAATCATAAGAATAGCAACAGGGTGACCATATCGCTTACAGCGCTTTTCTTCTAATTCAATTAACTGGTCCCAAGCACGACGGTTAAAAAGGCCAGTCATGGGATCGGACAATGCCTCCATTTCAAACCGTTCAGCTTTACGTATGTACTCAGCGGCTTTTAATTCAGCTTGAATATTATAGCTAAGCACTTGTGCTAGCAGCTCAAATAATGGAGCTTCCTCGACCAGATTTTTAGATTGAGGTTCAGGATCGATTGCACAGAGAGTGCCAAAAAGGGACCCATCTTCTTTATACAGAGGTTGGCCGATATAGGCTTTAATTGGGACTAAGTGATTTATAGGTGCGTCTACGTAAACTTGAATATCAGGTGAATAGGGGGCAATGCGGGGCGCATTATTTTGTACCATGTGTGAGCAGAAAGAATCTGCCCATCGAAATACTTGTCCTGGCTTAACGTTATAGCCATTATCTTCACTTAGTAACACGATCCAGTCATCACCTTCGGTACGGGTAATCATCCATAACTTAAATCCAAATCGTTGAGATAAGAATTTTAAAATGGCTTGGCCAGCCTCTTTGAAATTCTTAAAGTTAATATTATTCATTAAGTTAGTCCGATGTTTGTACTAAGAGAGATGTGAAAAAACAATTTTTAGACTACAGCGTCATATATTATAATTTTAAACTGATTAGCTCACTAATTATTCAAAAATTTAACTCACTTTACTTAAAATTTTTAGAAATTCCATCGGCTAATAAATAGGAATATTACTTCATATAATAAAAAGATAACCCACCACTGGGGTGGGTTATCCTGCAACAATAATCTTATTTTTGTATTCAGTAATACTGATAGGTTTGTCTTTCATAAACTCTACAATACCTTCACCAGCTTTGAAGTGAATTGAAACGCCGTCATCATTGGCCAAACGCATACCACTTCCTGAAATAGCTCGTTTAAGGTGATAAATCTTGCCAGAATTATCTGTCATTTCTGCGGTTTCAAAATTATCTGAAGATTTCAATTCAACTGTAAGATCCATTGGACCAGTAAAATTAATTACCTGAGTTTCAGCTGGAGTATTGCTCACAACTTTTTCTTGCGCCACTTCGTTTTTGGATTTGAAGTACAGCCAGTAATCGTTAGTCCTAACAATGCTGCGCCTAACAGATATTTCATTGAGACTTACCTTTCTATTTATGAATCATAGGTCTCTTTATACTAATTGTTATAATGTAGCGTTTAAAGACAAGGTTACACTTACCTTACATAAAGAAAAACCCGCGGATAGCGGGTTAGTGATGCTTTACTTTGTTATTACAGACCCGGTCATGAGAGGTCTTAAGTCCAATATAGAGATTTAATATTTCAGAAGTAAGAAAGCTTTAGCACTGAATAGCATCTTTCTCTTTGTAGTGATCCAAAACCAAATCCATATCAGCCAAAAGTGCAGCTTCAGAGTATTCACCGGGTGATAGCTTCAACAAGTTAGGCATATAGTTTTTTCATACTCGCGTGGGTAGTCTCTGCATAAAATTTTAATCCGAACATCTTGTGTGGTGAATTCTGAGTCTAACTTTTCTATGTATTTACTAAGAATATTATCTGAGTTCTCAAGAGCTGTTGTGGTTTTGATTGGATCTATATCTTCACTAAGTTGCTTCTCACAACCAGTGAAAGCTAAAGACAAGAGTAGGATGGTCAAAATTATTGTTTTCATAGTTTGATTTTATTGTTATTGGACTTTGGATTATAAATAGAATTTCATAAAAGAAAACCCACCGCTGGGGTGGGTTGGATGGAGTTTTTTGTGAAATTAAATGTAGGTAAAAGACTGTGGTGCTTTAAGTCCTGTTTTGATATCAGATAAACAGATGGGTGTATCGTATTTTTTACAGATTCCACCTCTATAGCATATGCTCTGGACCTTTCATAAAAGTACGAATCAAAAAAACTCTTAGTTATGCCCGATAGGTCGCGAGTTCTATCCCATATGAATTCGGGTTTGTCTGATAAAATATTCTTAATATTAAACTCACCAATCACTTTACCAACGGGCATGGTTGCATAAATAATGACAGTACGAATACCTTCTTTTTTAAAGATAGATTTTCTAAATTCAAATCTCTTTTCACCTGAAAGTATTTTATCAGCGTATTCAGGTTTGATTGATAATAAGACCTTCATTTACTTTGCCTTCTTGAAGAACACTAACTAACTGATCATAATTGATAGAACCAAAACCAGAGTAAAAACCCTTTTCATTGGACATGATTCCTAAATCAATTAACTTAGCTCTATTAATTCGTTTATTTAATGCAATATTATACGTCATTCTAATTACGTGTTTATATTTTTTAATTTATATATTGTATCCAATTCCTTTTGATCGAAAATACTATAATTTTTGCAGTAATCTTCAAATTCATTATATGTATCAAATTCATTAATATTTTTATATTCTTCAATTACACATAGTGATGTGATAACGGAATTATAATATGCTGATTTACCGTCTTCTGCAGTTCTATAAATTAAAATAATATCATTTTTTTAATGTTTTCCATACCATTCATTGCAGCAATATATATTTTATGAATACTATTCGTGTATGAAATATCTTTTGCTATTGTGCTATCTTCAGTTTTTAGAATTGAATCCGGGAAAAGTCTAGAGTGATATTTTGGTTTTACTGCCAAAAAATAAATATTTGAGTTGTTGTCATGGGTAATAAAGGGGTAATTATATATTACATTTTCGCCAGAAAATTTTCTAATTAAAACATTTTCACTACCATTATTAGAGTGCTTTAATCCTATTAGATTAAAATCGTATTTTTTAAATAATTGTATTAAGGAATCATGCTTATCAAAATAGTTACATATATTTCTTCAACTTTTCATGAAAGCATAATCAAATATCTTCTTAATAAACCTCTCACCCAACCTAGTTCCATGAGCATCAATTTTCATTGTTCCGACCTTAAGTCTTTTTAATTTACCTTGCGGTGGATCAATATTAAGCTCTTCTTCTTCAGGTTTTAAATACAAAAAGCCGTTCAAAATATTATTTTCATCAAAATGTATTAATGCTTTATTTTCTGATTTCTTATTAAACCAATCCGAAAATTCTGCATAATCGGCTTTTAGAGAGTCAAAGAATTTATCATTTAAATCAATATCTCTGAACTTTTTAATTTGAAACCCCATATATACCTCCATACAATCCATTATAAAGGCTGCGTCGTGTTCGCAGCTAACACCCAAGCCGCATATAGCGGCTTTTATTTATCCAGCCGACAAAAATTGATTAGGGTTTATAGCGCAGAATACTTTTCTAAAAACTCATCTATCCATCCTTGTGCGACCTCAAGATTGGTTATGTCAGTCAGCTTTAAATTCGTCTCTTCTGCTTCGTTAAAGCCTTCAATAATAGCTTCAAAGATATTTGCCTCACTAATGACCTCACGTGCTATTTCAGCAGCGTCATAGCTTTGCTTGGCCTTCTTAAGCGAAGCTATTTGCTTATCAATCCCTTCACCGATTTTGCCTAATGCCAACTTAAACTCTTGACGATTAATTGTCAGCGCAGTTTTGGATTTATTAAGTGTTGCAATCATTATGCTTTCCTTCTTTTTTTGGGGGCTACTATATTCAACATCTTGATAAAACCTAAGCCGCATATAGCGGCTTTTAGTCACCGGTGAATTATTTTTCAAACATCCCGATATAATCCAACGACCTTACCAACAAGCTTGCAACCCAGGATCAATGGCATAGTCTTTTCCGGCCAATCAGGATTTAAAGGTTGTAAATACATATTGCCACTTTCAACAATCAACTTTTTGAAAGTTGCTTCTGCATCACCTTCGCAAGACATAATCACCAGATCGCCAGTTTTCAATTCATCTGGCTGAAAATCAGGATTTACATAAATCTTATCGCCTGGGCGAAAGTCTGGGAGCATTGATTCGCCCACGACTTCCAACCCATAGCCATTCTTTCCACACTTTGGATTTGGCGGAAGCCATTCATCAAATTGTGTACCTGCAGGAACGGATTCGACAGAAGTCCAGCTGCCTGCTTGAACCCATGAAATAACAGGGACAAGGCGACCAGCAAGTGGGAGGGGAATGCTAATATTATTGTCAAAGGAAGAGCCCCCTTTACCATTTAAAAGGTAATCAGAAGTAACCCCTAAAACTCTGGCTAAAGCCATTAAACTATCGTGCTTTGGAAGGTTTTCATCTTTCTCCCAATAGATTACGGATGTTTTAGAAACACCAATTGCATCAGCTACTTGTTGTTGAGTTATTTTTTTATTTTTTCTCAAGGCTTTAAGCCGAGTACCTAAAGTTTCCATAAATTCAAGCCGATCCTGTTTGTAAGAAATCTTACCATTTGACTAGGTAAGTTTTATGCTGTTTAATAAGGTAAGAAAAGTTACCTTTAAGGCATTATCTATGACCAAATCAGAAGCTTTAAAACTCTTGAAATGTAATGTCACTGAGTTGGCAGACAAACTAGGCATTAGTTCGCAAGCAATCAGCCAATGGCCTGAGCAAAAAATTCCATTAGCGCGTGAATATCAAGTGCGTGATTTAGCAAATGGATTAAAACCTCTAGATTCCACTGTCTCAAACGTAGCTTAAGCCATAGCTAACTTACAAAAACGTTCAAAGGAATCTTAAATGAACATAACTGATGCGGCATACAACACTGTTCATGATTATCCAGGTGGCGCAAGTGCAATAGCTCCACGTCTAGGAATTAAAAGCCCAGCTGTGCTTAACAGCAAAGTTAATCCAAATACCGATACACACCATCTCACATTAGCGGAAGCCTCCAAGATCATGGCTATCACTGGTGACTTTCGTATTTTGCAAAGCCTGAATGCGGAACATGGCAAGGTATCCATTGATCTACCAGTAATACCTGAATGTCGGGATATAGCATTAACGGATCTTGTCTTAAGCATTGGGATGGGGGGAGGTGATGTTTGCGCAGTCTTCAAGGAAATGATGGCAGATGGACGTATAACACAAGGGGAAGCAATGGATATGTCAAAAGTAATTCATCAGCTTCATATGCTTTTAGCTGAACTGGATACACAAGTTCATACCTGTGTAGAAAAAGAAAAAGCCTGATTTCGTGGATCAGGCTTTATCAATTCAAAACTTTAGAGGGCATTGAATATGAAATCAAATTTAGCACACAAGCAGGGGGTAGACAACGATATTTCGTTACACCCATCCACTGCTAAAAAATTAGAGCGACAAGCCATGTCGAAAAAAGATGATGGGTATTCACCCTTGCCTAATTTCATCTGTGACGAAGGTTATCTGGCTGTATTAAGTGGGGATGCTATTAAGTGCATCGTTCTACTAAATCGTCACATCAAAGGATTTCACTTGGATCAAAAGTCATTAGGTGAAACCTTGGTGATGAAGATCACAGGAATTAAGGACAAGCGCACTGTACGTAAATGTATGGCTGACTTAGCTAAATACCAATTGATCAGCATCACTAAAACACTGGGTAAAAGTAGCTCTTACACCCTGACTTTAGATGATCGTATTTCTATTGAAGTGGTAGCATCAAATGCAACTACATCTAAAGTGGTTGCATCAAATGTAGTGACATCTCATGTCACCACACCAGTAACATCAAATGCTACTACACCAGTAACATCAAATGTCACCACCACTAGTGACATCAAATGTCACTCTGTAAAAGAAATAGATTTAAAAGAAAATATTAAAGAAAACTTTAAAGAGAAAAACGCACAGGAAAATTCAGTTGATCAGGTTCTAAAACTTTGGACACCAGATTTACATTCTCTGAATTCTTGGTTACAGCGATCAGGTGAAGCTCCGATGACCCAAGAACTGGTGAATCAGGTTTTACTTGAAGTGAACGCTCACTACGAACCACGTTTGAAAGCTGGATTGATTACAGACACCCAAATGTATTCAAACTTCGTGAAGTGGATCAAACGCAAGTTCACTCAAAAACAAAATTCACACTCTGCAGCACCCGCCCAAAACAACCGCAACGTAAATCAAAACTGGGGCCAGGTTCAACAATACGCACCCGCAACCGATGACATCGACTTGGAGGGCTTAGTATGAATGCAGCAGCTCTACTTGGTTCAAAAATTCAGATCAGCTCTGAATACTGTGACCGCCACCAAATGCAAAAAGTTCAACTGGGTAACCAGTCAATTTGCAAACAGTGTGCATCTGAAATCTTAAATCAGGCCCATCAGGATCATGCAGCCTCTGTCAATCAGATGGTTCGTGAAAAGCATTTTGAAGGGGCGAAGTTACCAGGTCGTCATGCAAACAGTGGTTTTAAGGAATACATCACCACTAACGACGGCCAGAAACATGCCAAAGCTCAGTGTGTGAAATTCACTAAAGACTTTCTGGAAGGCATCACTCGCAATCTGATTATGGTGGGTCGTACTGGTACTGGAAAAACCCATTTGGCATGCGCAGTCGCTCGCAACGTTCTGGAGGCGCGTAAATACGCCCGCTACGTCACTTCTGAAGATATGGCTAATGAGATTGCCAACGCTTGGAAAAAAGCCGATGACAACGAAGCCAACACAATCTGGCGCTATACCGATTATGACCTTCTGATTCTGGATGAATATGGATTGCATGATCGCCATGAAAACCGCCTGCAACTGGTTCACAAGGTTTTATATGCGCGTTATGACGCAGGTAAGCCGACCATGCTGATTTCAAATATGACCAAGGATGATTTGGCGACTGATTTGGGTGATCGACTATGGTCCCGGTTCCAGCATGACGGATTGGCTGTGGTTGAGTGCAATTGGATGGATCGGCGTGTAGGGGGTGGGGTGTGAATACAACAATTAAAGAATTTTTGAAAAATGGTGGCGAGATTAAGCAAATTGATTCTGATGATCAGTCAAAAATCCATAGGAAAGTTAGCTTTGAAGATCAGATAAGTTTGATGCTTTTTGCCTGTTATGCCACTAAGCCATTTTCAGTGAAAGATGTGCAAGAAGCTGTTTTTGATTTTCATAGAACCACTATTTACAGCCTGCTTCAAGAGCATGTCAAAGGTGGTTATTTGGAGCGTGTATCAGAGAGTCATTACCGTGCAACTGCATATGCCAAAGACATTATGAATGTAAAGGGTGAAATTGCCGTATGAAGGATCTAAACAAAACATTGATGTTTATTTTCATGGCAATTGGCGCCCTTGTTTTGAGGATGTGGTGTGAATGACCAGCTACTCAATCGCTGAATACAAGAAGATGGTTAAGGCCACTAAAACGAAAGGGCGCTCTAAGCGTCCTAAGGTGAAAGGCGAAAAAATACCAAATGAGTTTGAAGCAAAGCTGGCCAGAGAATTCAAAACTTTAAAAATAGATTTTGAGCAGGAATTTAAATTTCACCCTGAGCGTAAGTGGAAAGCAGATTTTCATTTAATTGATAAAAAGATTTTGGTTGAAGTTGAAGGTGGGATCTGGAGTGGTGGTAGGCATACAAGAGGCAAAGGCTACATTGGAGACATGGAAAAATATAACGCAGCAACCATGATGGGTTATCAGGTAATACGGTTTAGTACGGATCAAGTGAAGTCAGGTTTGGCGATACAGCAGATAGAAAAAATGGTAGGGGATTTAGGATGAATGCAGCAGTAACGATTATGCAGGCAATGGATTGGACTAAGTTTAGTGCTGAGGATTGGTTTCGTCAGTTTGGGGCTTGGATGAATGGGGATACTGAAACTATGGTAGTCATGGTGAAAACTATGCCTACTCGACGAATTACCCAGGAACAGCGTGAACGTCTTCTGGCAATGTACATGAGTGATAAAACGCTTAAGGATCGCTTATGCACTCAGCGCCGTGGCATTCGCTGTCAGATTGATGACAATGAAGCGCGTGCAATTCAGCGAGTGATTATTGAATTAAAAACTATTGAAGATGAAATTGTTCAGGAATGGGTATCAACATTGTGGTCTCATTATGTAATGGGTAATTCATTGCGTGATATCGCTGAAAGCAACGACACGTCAGTGCTCCAGATCCGCCAAGACCTGAAGTGTGGACTAGCATTTGTGAAGTGCCGCTATCCTCACTTAACTTTTGATATGTTTAAAAAACCGTTTGACTGTGCGCACGGGGTATGCGATATTCGTGATATAGTGATCGAAGTGTACGTTAAAGCACTAGATTGATTTAAAAGCTCGCCAAATGGTGGGCTTTTTGTTATTTAAACTATTGTTATTTTTATATTTAGCTAAAAAGCAGTTTAATAGTATCCGCTATGCTATAAGTCGACTCCGTTATCTATTTTAAATAATCAAATGAGAGCAAATGGATGATGAAGATGGGTGTGGGTGGTGTGAGCTTATATATGCTGAAGCACTAAAACTATATAGACCATCGAAATATGAAGCAGTTAATAAACTCAGATTCCTTGCCTCAATTTTAGAGCTATTTGCTGAAATACGGGATGAGGATGCAATTGTTGAAGTTAAAGCTGCGAATATAAAATTTAAGTTTAGATCTAAGAATTATGTATTTTGGGTTTTGAAATACCTGATTACAAAGATCGAAAATTATACTTGGCATATATGAATAATCACTTAAGTAAGTTATTAATAGATTAAAAAGAAGCTCATCGAAAGGTGGGCTTTTTTGACATTATTTATTCATAAAATTAAGTGATAATGCCTTTTTGTTTTTGAGCTCTAATTGAAATGGCGATTTTAACTGTTAAAAAACTAGAAGATACTCTCGGTAAATTAGTGGCTGAAGGCAAAAAGCCTGAAAAGATTTTATTAGGCTATAAAGCGTATGGCGAGCTAATGAATGATCGTAGCTTTTTTGAGGAAGTGGCTGGCTCGGCAATGGATCCAAACAAACGAAAATATAAAAATATTAAAATTAAGGTCACTCAAGACGAATACCAGTTTAACGTGAAATGTCAAAAATAGGCTTAAGCATCAAGGAAAGCTCGCCAAATGGTGGGCTTTTTTAATGCATAGAATTTATTATCTGAAAAGAAAATTAACTTAAGCTCAACATTTGAAAACATTTTCTTAATATTCTCTATACTTTCTAATCAAAGCTTCGGTGCTATATTGTTTTTGCGATAAGAAGAAGATGCAATACGAAGAAAGTGACTACAGCACTGGCCCACTTATTTGACGAGTAAGTGGGCTTTTTATTGCCTGTAAAAAGGCGACCTCAGCCTACTGGAGTGCTGACCAGTGGAACATGCCATCGAGTAAACTTCCTTCGGGAATCCAGACTAGGGAGTAGCGCCCCGACCTAAAGAGGATTGAAAGCAAGTAAAGCAGACCGTGCATGTTAGGTGTGTGTGATTGTGAGTAGTGTCTGGCCCCGCGAAGAGGGCCGTCTTACCAAGATTTTAATAAGCCTTGTATATAATATTATTATGTATATAATTCGGGCCAGATTCTATGGCTGTAGTTTCTATTAAGTTTCTGCCTCCTTTCCCTATAAAGGAGGTATTTTTTTGCCTATATTTTTCTTATGTCATGTGTTGCTGTGTTGCTACATTGTTTGATAGGTCACATTTAATAGTGAATTGATACAAGCATCTATAATTAAAAAACATAATATTCTGATAGATTAAAATTACAACAAAAAGTCTGGAGGTTTGTATGACACGTATACCAAACGGAACACAGGTTATTCATCATATCTCACTTTTCGATCATGCTTACTATAAGGAAGAGAATGGAGTCTTAAAGGTTTGGAGCAAGGGAGAGTGGATAGAGGCACTGATACCCAGTATTAATAAAATGATTGATAACGGTTTTGAATTAGAAGTTCTTCATAGCTAAGAATGTTCAGGTGATGAGGAATTGTTTTCCCGCTTAATAAGCTGTAATGACCCCATTTTTAGTGGGGTTTTTAATATCAGGAGAAAAGTATGCTCCAATTTATATTCTGCTTATTCGGACTGCATGGCGTGACTGAGATCGATTACACGGTTGATGATGAAGAAATCAAGGTGTGTCGGGATTGCTTGAAAGAAGTTAAATAATTAGCCGGACGTATTATGGCATATAAGGCCCCGTTCAATTCTGGAGACTTGAGCGGGGTTTTTCTTTATAAATATGTTTTAAGTACCTTGATAGAGTCTTTTGCATCTTTAATATTTTTTCTAAACATTCAATGGTGGTTTGATAAATTTCCTCAAAATTTAATCCTTGTGATTGAGCAACTTCGCGTGTTTCTTTCTTAATATTGTGAAAAAAGCCAGTGTATCCATTAAATTTTAATGCTTTTAGCTCTGTTTCTAAAACCTCAATTCCTTTATCAAGCTCGCTTAGATTAAAATTACTCATTATTGTGAAACTCATTTAGTTTAAAAATCATTATATATAGAAAATAAATAATTTCAGGTATTTATGGGCGGAATGTATGAATGTAGACGACTATTTCTGGAAAACCAAAAAACGCCCAATTAAAACAAAATCACGCACCCAGCCTTTGCCTAAGGCTAAAGAAAAATATTTAGAAGCAGAAGAAACCTTATTTCAAGAATTAGAAGATTACCGAATTGGTTATCGACGCAAGTTTCAATTTGAATCGACCAAAAATTGGCGCTTTGATTTTTATATTGTGAAATTGAATCTTCTTATAGAAATCGTGGGTAGTTCATGGTCGGTTGGGCGTGGTGGGAAAAAGATAGCGAATTCATTTAATAAGTATGATCTTGCTGAAGATCACGGTTATACATTTGTGCGTCTTGAGCCTCATCAAATTGAATCAGGTTATGCAATTAATTGGATTAGAAGCCAGTTAGAGAGATTAGAAGATGGAACAGTTCAGACCATTCCCGCCGTCGGATCTGATTGATCAGGCTGAGGAAGAGGAAGCAATCCGATTGGCACCGGCACCAGAGCTTAAGGAATGGGTCTTTAAAAACTGGCTTACTCTCGGTGGTGAATTGCATAACCCTGATCATGATCATATTGCTGAATTACTGCATGACAATGAAGAGTTCCTTGCATTCGCCTGGGCTTCATCTGCCGCCGTAGCGAAAAAACGTATGGTGTTAGGCCAATGTGAAAAGGTCATGTTTAACGTAGGTGGCTGGAAAAAGGCACGCCAGGAACAGCAAATGCGTGATTGGTACGGCTTTGTACCCCAATACCTGATTACTGTAGATGCTGCTTTCTGTGAACAAGCCTCAGATCGTGAATTCTGCCGTTTGATTGAACATGAGCTGTATCACATTGGGGTTGAGCGCGATGAAGACGGTGAAATCATTTATAGCGATATGACCGGTCTGCCTAAGCATTATTTGGCTGGCCATGACGTTGAAGTGTTCTTTGGTGAAACGAAACGATGGGGTGCAGACGAGTCTGTAAAACGACTTTTGGAAATTGCCAGGAATGCGCCGTTTGTATCTGAAACGAATATTGCTGCGTGTTGTGGTAACTGTGTGATTGGTTAATTTTTTGCCTAGTTACCCTTACGTACTCTTACAAAGGTGAGTTTATGGCAACCCTAAAAGAGCCTGTAAAAATGTTTATAGTTCAGTCTCTTGCCTGCTTTGAAACACCTCAACAAGTAGTAGATGCTGTAAGGGAGAGATATGGGATTGAAATTGATCGTCAGCAGGTAGCCTCTTATGATCCAACCAAAGCCACGTGCAGGGGAATCAGTAAGGCTTTAAAGAAGCTATTTGAGGATACGCGCAGAGACTTCAGAGCAAATATTGAGAATATTGCGATTGCAAATAAAGCGTTTCGGCTTATGGAGCTTCAAAAGATGTATGAAGACTCTGGCAAGAACAAACGCGCCAAGCAGAATTTACTCAAGCAAGCGTTCCAAGAGACTGATGGCCGTGTGACCAAACAGGAAATCACTGGTCCAAACGGCGGTTCAATCAAAACAGAAAATACTAATACCAATACGCATCAATTCACACCAGATGAGCTTAACGGACTATCCGCGCAAGAGCTTTCGCGTTTAGCAATTAATGGCAAGTTATGACTTATGCAATCGAAGATATAGCGCCACTAATTAAAGAGTGGACGATTAATACACGTCTGCCTGAAATCATTGAAGAAATGAAACGGCGTTATTACTACCGGATGCTGATAGAGCAGAATGAGCTGAGTGTTCAAGCTGAAATCTACAAATGCAAGAATGATCCGGCTCACTGGTTTAATCACTGGGTATGGACTTATGACCCACGTGGTATGCCCTTTGGGTTGCCGGCCAATATTCCTTTTGTTTTACGTCCTGGTCAGGTTGAACTCGTTGATTGGTTAATTGAACGAGAAAGTACCCAGACCCATGGCTTGATTGAAAAGAGCCGTGATGAAGGGATGTCCTATGTGGTGTTGGGCTTCTATCTGCACCGGTGGTTATTTGTTGAAGGCTTTGCAGGTGGTGTCGGTAGTCGTAAAGAGGATTTGGTTGATAAGAAAGGCGATCCAAAAACGTTACTGCACAAATTCAGGGATATGTTTTCCAAGTTGCCGGACTGGATGAAGCCTAAAGGCTTTGTTGAGAAAGTGCATGACAACTACATGCGAATCATTAACCCGGACAACGGCGCAACCGTCACTGGTGAAGCTGGTGACAACATTGGCCGTGGTGGTCGTACCACAATGTACTTTCTGGATGAATGGGCATTTGTAGAGAGACAAGAAGCTGTAGACGCCGCAATCTCTCAAAACACCAACGTACACATCAAGGGATCCACTCCAAACGGTATTGGGGACAAGTTTCACCAAGATCGTTTTAGTGGTCGTTACGCCGTTTTTACGATGACATGGCGTGATAACCCAGATAAGAACTGGCAGGTTGAATTTAATGGCAAACTAATCTACCCCTGGTATGAAAAACAATTGGCCACACTAGACGATATCGTTCTAGCTCAAGAAGTTGATATTGACTACGCCGCGTCGGTAGAAGGTGTGTTGATTCCATCTGCATGGGTACAGGCTGCAGTCGATGCTCATCTTGAATTGGATATTCAGCCGTCAGGCGAACGTATGGGTGCTCTTGATGTGGCAGATGAGGGTAAGGATAAGAACTCCTTTGCTGCACGTCATGGCATCGTACTGCAGTATTTGGATACCTGGTCTGGTGTTGGTGATGACATCTTTGGCACGACTCAGAAAGCAATTGATGCTTGCCTTGATTTGCGTTTGAACTCGTTTTACTACGATGCTGACGGCCTGGGTGCTGGTGTACGTGGTGATGCCCGAGTCATTAATGAGCAAAACAGATCCAAAGGTATTCCGGAGATTGAAGCAAATCCATTCCGTGGCTCAGGCGCGGTACACAACCCTGAGCAGGAAATGGTGGAGGCGCGTAAAAACGTAGACTTCTTTGCCAATCTTAAAGCTCAGATGTGGTGGTCATTGCGTATCAGATTTCAGAATACTTATCGAGCCTTACAAGGTATGCAATATGACCCAGACAATCTTATTTCGCTTTCTACCAAAGATATAAACAAGCAGGAGCTTGAACAGCTCAAGCGAGAGTTATCACAACCCACTTATACGAAGAATGGTGCAGGCAAAATCCTAGTCAATAAGCAACCGGACGGGGCATTGTCTCCAAACCGAGCAGACGGCGTCATGATTTGCTTTAGTGATATCCGTGAGCGAAAACGGAAAAACCTGCAGGTGCAGGTACTCGAACCTATTGATAAGGAAAAAACATGGCAAAGTCTAAAAAGGACAAAGCGTCAAAGAAGGCTTTGTCTTACGGCAATTTATACACTCAAGAAGCAGTCACTCAGTTTCTGGTGAACTTTGGCAAGCAACCAGATACTGATGAAGTGCTGCGCAAAGCTGGAATTACACGCCACAGATTGCGTGTACTGCTTGATGATGACGAGATTGCACAAGTAGTTGAAACACGGATTGATGCACTTTTAGCAACGCCATTGCGAATTGAACCAAATGATACGGATGAAGCGGAAAAGCTGAATCTCATCCTGAAAGAATGGTTCCATGAAATTGCGACTGCTGCCATGAGTGCACTGTTCTTCGGGTACTCGGTTCAGGAAGCTGTATATGAGCTAAAGTCGGAAGGTTATATTGGTTTGCAATGGATTGGTGAAAAACCGATGCAATGGTTTGAGCCTAAGAATGATGGTCGGCTAATCTATCGTCAGGATGGAAACAATGCAGAGCATGAGGTAGATCAAGCATTCAAATTCTTCTTAACACGCCGTAAAGCCACATACGAACAGCCATATGGTAAAGCGCTATTAGCCACGCTGTATTGGTTATTCTTCTTTAAGCAGAATGGCTTCAAATTCTGGGCGAAATTCCTCGAACGTTTTGGAACACCAATCTTACTGGGTAAGTGCAAAGATACTGAAACTGATGATATGAGCAAAGCCTTGTTAACTGCTCATGCTCAAAGCGTATTGTCGATTGATGCAGATGATGATGTTCAGATTCTTTCCGCACCAGGAACAAACGGTTCAGCAGGGGCAGCGTTTGAGGCATTTAATAATCAGCTGATTCGTCAGATCCAGAAAGTTGTACTAGGGCAGACACTTACCAGCGGGACTGATGGGAAGGGAAGCTACAGTCTTGGTCAAGTGCATGAAAATGTACGAATGGATAAGCTTAAATCTGATATTAGGCTTGTCACACCAACTTTACAGGCTGTGATCAATGCTCTATGCGCTTTAAACGGTTGGGGGGATTATGAAGTGATGCTTGGTGAGAAACCAAAACCACTGAATAAGGACCAAGCAGAGCGTGATGTCCATTTAAAGAATGCGGGTGCAAATCTGTCTAAAGAATATTTTGTTCGCGAGTATGGTCTACAGGAAGGGGATTTGAATGAGCAGGTTCCTACCAGCTTCAATCAATTCTCTGCATTACCTCGCCAGGCATTTAACTTTAAGGCATCTGCAAACAAGCTCTCACCAGAGCAGCAGGAAGTTGAAGAATTAACTGATGGTCAAGATGAATTGCAGCTACTGAAACCGGATCAGGTCAAAGAATTGATATTCAAATCTGATAGTCCTGAAGCTCTGGCTTATCACCTGATGCAATTAATACCTGGTGCAACTCAGACGCAGTTCACGGCCAATCTGGACCAAGCTTTGTATGCTGCGGATGTGTTGGGATATGTGACTGCAAGTGGGGGTAAGTGATGGCAGATATTCAGGCGTTATATGATGAGTTTGAGGAGTTTTGCACCAAATATTGTGGACTGGCTTTCGATGAATTCTCAATATATCAGCGTAAGAAATTAGGCCGTTACTTTGATATTCGTGATGAATATTTCAAGCTTTGGCTGAATGCAAAGCGTGTTTACAGCAAGGATACCACCAATGCAACCAGTCACATTCCTTGAAGCATTAGAATACGCTCATAGCAAAAAGATCGTGCTACCCGATGAGTTCTACTCAATGGATCTAAAGACCCGGCAGATGGCAACCACGGTTAGCTTTCTATCGAGTCTTGAGCAGGTTGAGACAGTCATCAAGGCTGTGAATAAATCCATTGCAGATGGCGGTACTTTTAAAGACTTTCAGAAGCTGATTGAAGAATCTGAAATCATTCTGCCAAAGCATTACCTGGACAATGTATTTCGTACCAATATTCAAAGTGCATACGGTCATGGTCGGTGGCAACAACAGCAAAGGAACAAAGCTAAACGACCATATCTGATGTATTCGGCGATCAATGATAGCCGGGTGCGTCCGAGTCACTTGGCTCTGAACCGGATTGTACTGCCGATTGATCATCCATTCTGGCTAACACATTATCCTCCAACGGGTTTCCGCTGTAGATGCACGTGCGTAGCTTTAACAGAGAAGCAGGCATTGAAATACGGCATTACACCTGATGATCAGTTGCCTGAAATTGCCGAGGCTTTGGATTGGAGTTCTCATCCACTACAGTTTAGTGAACTTGAATCACTGGTGGATAAGAAAATCAGTGCTTCAAGTCTGGATAAAGAATATCTACTCGAGCAGAAGGAAGTTATCAAGGCTGAATGGACAGCAAGTAAAAAGCTCACCAGTCTATTTGCTCCGATGGATGATAAGACTCGGGACCTGTTTGATACGGTAGCCAATACGGTAATTCCACTTGATCCAAGTATTCGGCCAAGTGCGATCCGTACCTTTCTAGACTATGTGCAAGGAAATGATGCCGCACTGTCTGGTTATTTAAACTCTGCTACAAGCTCACTGGCTGATGATGTGCTTAAGCGCTGGCTGAGTACTGATATGGCAGCTATTCAGGCTGTAGCAAGTAATACCGCTTCAACCGTAGTAGGTGCTGCAACTCTTAATCAAGTAGCGGCTTATCAGGTAGGGCAAACAGTTCAATTGAATGCGCCGTTGCTGATGGCTGATACAGCTTCAGATATCGTGATTAAGATTGAGAATGCTCAAGGGCTCGGTATTGATCTGGACATGCTGAATGCTGGTAACGGTGTACTGATTCCGATGGGGCTGTCTTTTGAAGTGGTTTCGATTGAAACAGTTGAAGGGCGGGTGGTTTATACATTGAAGTTTATTTCATAAGAGTGATTCTATTTAAGGATCTAGAGTCGGCTATTTAAATTGACTATAAAATTTAGAAATTTAACCTGGTCTTATTTTATTGAATTTTTTAATGTACAATTACTTCCATAATATTTGCTCTAGATCTAAATCATTTTTCTCATGCGCTTTAAGTAAGTTGTATGGCTAGTAGGGAAGCAATAAATTTATGAAATATATACCTCTTATTTTTTTAATAATGCCTGGTTTTTTATATGCCAATCAACAAACTGTACAAGTAGAAGAATATTTAAATGAAGTGAACAAGAAAGTTGACTTTATATCAACTTATAGAGAGGCATCAAAATCTTTTAGGAAGAAAAGGGAATATACGCTCCAAGAAGAACTTGATTATATGTGTAATATAAGTTTGCTTTATTCTGATTTAATTACTTTTCAATCAAAACATCCTCAATTAGAGAAATATTCAGAAGTTCAAACAGTGAATAGACAGACTGAAGACGTTTATCAGGATTTCCAAAGATTCTTTAAAAAAACAACGTTTCTTGCTCTAATGATATCGTTAATGTACCAGTCGATACTTTTTAGAATTTTAAACTCCACAGTCTGAAACCGCCCTTTATGGGCGGTTTTTTATTGGCCTGAAAAAGCATTAATAAATTGAGGTAAATGTGACGACAAAATTAAAACTTACAACTAAGCCGTCCGAAAGGACGGTTTTTTTATGGAGCATGAAAAATGCCAAAAGAAGAGGAATATAAGCCGAATCAGTATTGCTTCCAGGTTGGAAGCCTAAATGTCGACCAAGCTGAAGAGGGCAAGAAGAAGCGCACTTTCTCCGGTGTTGCATACAGTGGTGAAGTTATTACCGACCATTGGTACTGGGATCGAATCATCTTTGATCTTGATTCTATGCAAATTAAAGGACGAATTCCTGCGTTACTGGATCACTCAACCCGGCAACGTGCTGGAGCCATCAATAGCCACAGCATTGATCACCAGAACGGACTAACAGTTTCGGGCGATCTAATGAGTAATGAATTTGGTACTCAGGTAGCTCAGGACTCTGACGATGGCTTTCCGTGGCAGATGTCAGTGCGAATTGAACCCTCTGCGGTCGAAGAAATTCAAGCAGGTGCATCAGTCACTGTAAATGGAAAAGTGCATCAAGGGCCTATCACGGTTTTCCGTGGTGGTCGTATTCGTGAAGTGTCTTTCTGTGCTTTGGGTGCGGATGACAACACAAACGCCGTGGCAGCGAGTCACTCTCCAAAACAATTTAATCAACCAGAGGACACAGACGTGACCGAATTAGAAAAAGCACAACAGGCCAAAGAGCAGGCAGAGCGTGAACGTGATAATGCCCTAGCTGAACTTAAGCAATTCAAAGCGCAAAAACGTGCTGATGAAATTGCAGCTTTAGAAACTGAGCTGAAAACACAGTTCAGTGTTGAAGATAAAACAGCTTATACCAATATGGATGATTCAGTTTTTAGCTTTACTGCTAAGCAGCTTCGTCAATTCTCGGCAGGTAATACACAGCAGCCAGCTGCACAACAGTCGCAGCCTGCACCAAATGTAAATCCGGCATTTGCTCACCTGTTTAGCCATCAAGCTAATCCGGGGCAAGGTGGCCAGTCGAATAATACCGACACTCACAAATTCACTTCTGGTGCACAAGCATTCGCAGAACAAAACAAGGGGAAATAATTCATGAGCCAGGTTATTCCAAAAATTACGGTCCAGTCTAAAAAGCTGGTCCTAGACAATGAAAAGTTACGACGTGCCAATGCCAAAGTAACTACCGCTACAGCCTATAAAAAAGGTGACTTACTTACACTTTCAGATGCGAATGTACTCACACACGCTACTGATGAAAAAACATGGGATGTGATTTGTGGCCAAGACGTTACGGCTGCAGAAGCCACAATCAAGGCCGCTGATGGAATCGAAATTCCAGTGTATTACGGCGGAGTGTTCAGTATTGAAGCTGTATCTGTAAATGGAACCTTGCTGACTACTGCTCAATACGATGCAGCGCGTGCACAGGCAACTAAAAACAAAATCGAACTTTCTAAGGTGTAATTAACATGCCACAGTCTTTTAATCTTGAGGGCACTCCGCTCGAACTTCTTGATGTGGGTGAACTCGCACTGATTCACTCGAATTACCGTCCGATGGATACCTGGCTTTTAGACAAGCTTTTCCCAAATCGCCCGTTATTCACCCGTGATGATGTACCTTTGGCTGAAGTATCTGCCGAACATGATCTGGCACCACTGGTATCTCCGCAACAGCCTGGTAAGCCATTTGATACTACTCAATCTGGTGAAGTACGCCATGTTAAACCGGCTTACTACAAGCCAAAAAACCAAGTCACTCCGGCTGAAACTTTTGAAATTGCCTTGCTGGAACGTTTACGTACCGCAGGCATCATCTCAACTGGTAACCAGCGATTGTCTGAGCAAGAGCAAATGATCATTGCTCAGATCTCGGTAATGAAGCGAAACCATGATGCGATTGATAACTCGGTCCTCATGATGGCAATTGATTTACTGAAAATGGTAAATACGCGCTTCACTCCGATGATTATGAATACAACCTGGTGGATTACCGTCGTGATGCATCTTTAACATTTACGCCGTTAACCAAGTGGAATGAAGTTGGTGCTAAACCAGTAACTGATATCCGCACTATGCTTGAACGTCAATTGGCTGCTGATGGTGGTGAAGCTAAGCTATCTGTTATGTCTGGCTTGGTTTGGGCAGCTCTCTGGAACAATGAAGAGTTTAAGAAAGAGTTCATCACGCCGTATGCCGGTATTTCTGTTCCAGTGAATCCAAGCTTTGGTGTCAAAGAATCTGCGACATTCAAAGGTACTTTTGATGGAATTGAATTCTGGGTGTATGACGCGACCTACCGTAACAAAGGTCAGGTGAAGCGCTTTATTCCTAAGGATTACTTCTCTTTGATCTCTGATACTAATGGTTCAGTTGCTCACTGTAAGATTAAAAACATGTTGGCCAACGGCGTTGCTCAGCAATACTTTGATCGTCAATGGTACTGCGAAGATCCAAGCGGAATCATGCTGATGACTGAATCTGCTCCACTGGTTGTGCCGTCTAATAAGAACGGCGTCGTTGGTGGTACTGGCTTTATCACCCTATAAGGAGCAAGACATGCCGAAGTACACAGCAAAACAATCCATCGGGCATTTTATGCCAGGTGATGAAATCAAAGGGCTTGAAGCTAAACAACTTCAGGCCCTTTTAGCATCTGGGGCTATTGAAGAATATCAAGAGCCGGAAGAGCCTAAAGCAGATGGCACTGCTGCACGTTTGGCTGAACTTGAAAAGGCCAATGCTGAACTAACAGCAGCAAATAAAACCTTAACTGAAGCCAATCAGGCCGCAGTTGCTGACAAGGCCAAATCTGATCAAGAAGTTGCTGATCTGAAGGCTAAGGTGGCTGAACTTGAAAAGGTGAAACCTGCTGCAAAACCTAAAGCAGACCCAAAACCTGCTGACGAAACCAAGTAGGTGATCTATGTATGCGACTGAATCAGATTTGGTCGCACGATTTGGTGATGAGATTGGAAGTCTAAAAACAATGCTTCCTTCTCAGTCCTCAGTAACTGATGCAATCCAGGATGCAACAGAGGAAATTAATGGTCACATCGGTGGTCGTTATCCTCTGCCGCTTCCCAATGTGCCGAGTAATTTGAAGCGCATGGCGTGTGACATTGCGCGCTATCGCCTTTACTTCCAGCAGCCGACAGAAGAAATTCGACAGCGCTATGAAGATGCAATTGCATTCCTAAAGCGTGTGGCTGACAACAAAGCACATTTGCAGATTCAGTTACCTGAAACAAACCAGATCGTGGATAACCAACCTAAAGGACGACCTTCAACGGCGCCAGTCGGTACTTCATATACCGGTGGTGTATTCGGAGATTCTATTCTGGATCAAATGCCCAGCTTGAAGTGAGGTGCTTATGGCTTTTGCAATAACCATTCAGGCAGATAGTTCACCGATTGAAGCAGTACTTAATCAATTAGGTAACTTTGATTCATTAAAGAACCAGTTGTTTGATGAGATTGGTGCTGGGCTGGTCAACAGTATTCAACACCGATTCTTAACGGGTACCGGTGTAGATGGTAATCCGTGGAAGATTTCATGGCGTGCACGTATGCAGGGTGGCGAGACGCTGCGCGATACTGGCCGCCTAATGAATTCCTACACACACAATGTACTTTCAAGTGGTGTGGAAGTGGGTACAGATGTTGCGTACGCGCCACATCTGCATTACGGCGCAACAATCCTACCTAAGAATGGCCAATACATTACTTTTGCAGTGGGTGGCCAATATCGGAAAGTTAAGCAGTCGATTCTACCGCCTCGAACTCAACTCGGCCTTGATGCTGAAGATGAGGTTATGGTTTTGGATATTGTTGGGAGTTTTATAGATGAGCACCTTCTTCGCGGTGCGTGATGAGATTGCAGAAAAACTGAAAGAGATTCCAGAATTTCTAAAGATTTATACGCCGTTGAATTCAGTCAGCGTAACAGAGATGTCGCAAGTCACGCCGTCGGCACACGTCAATTTTGTTCGTATAGATAAAAAGGCAAGTGCAGGTCGTGGAAGTATCAACCAGATCGGTCAGCAATGGGCGGTTACGGTGGCATGTCGCAATGCTCAATCTCAAATGACCGATGGACGTGCTGTAAGTGATGAAGCGGGGCTTTTGACTGAGAAGGTGATTCAACTGCTTTCTGGTTGGCAGCCTAAAGCATCACGCACGGCGTTGGAAATGATTTCTGTTCGGGACGGTTACAGTCCGGGCTTTGCATACATCACTATTATTTTTGAATCACAAAAATTCATTTAGGAGCCAGTCATGGCAAAACAATACAAGGCAACTCAGCCTGTCGGCCGCTTTCAAAAAGGCGATGTCGTTGGTGGGCTGGATGATGCGCAAATTAAAAAATTACTGGCAGATGGTGTGATTCAGGAAGTACCTGAAGCTAAAGCCGCTGCTCCAGCCAAGAAAACCACAGGGGATGAAAAGTAATGGCTAAATCAGATTTAATCTCGCTTCAAGGTGAGCTTCATTTGGCGAAGATGGTTAATAGTGTGCCATCTGCCTTATTGCCCGTTGGTAATACACCGGAATTACAGATTGCAATCTCTAGTGAATCCACGGATCACTATGAAAGTAAAACCGGCCTCCGTGCTAAGGATGCGGTACTACGCAAACAAACTGCAGTGGCTATCTCTGGTACGCTTGAAGAAGTAACAAAGCAAAACTTAGCAATGGTCCTAAGTGGCAAATCAATCGAAATCCCTGAAACTCAGCTGACTGATATTACTCTGGGTGCTGTAGAAGCTGGCGCCATGATTGACTTAGGACATCGTAATTTAAGTGAAGTGGATTTTAAAGACAGCTCGGATGTTGCCATCACTTCAGATAAATATGTACTGGATGCTGTTTACGGTACAGTCATTTTTAATGAAGCTATTGTTGGTTCAGTTAAGTTTTCTGCCAAAGCCGGTGCTAAGACACGTACTACAATTGCAACTAACCTAGGTAATGAATATCGCTTGCTGTTTAAAGGCATTGATACTGTTACAGGCGATAAGGTGATCTTAACTTTATGGCGCGTCGAATTTTCGCCAGATACCGAGTTTGATCTAATTCATGAGGACTTCGGATCTTATTCAATTGAAGGTGAAGCACTGGCAGATATCTCTAAAGCTAATGATGAAGAGCTAAGTGTATTTGGTCATATTGAGCGTTTTAGCGTAGCTGCATAACCCATACAGGCACAAAAGAACTCTACGGCGCTATGCGTCTTTTTTTGTGCCTGTTATTTCATCCAGGATTGTGCGGATTGACCAACAAAGGAATCAAAGTATTGCTGAACATCTAAAGGGATTTGTTTAGATGGAGAGTTTGTAATAAGAACTAAATCAATTTTTCATCTGGATTAAAAGTGAAGGCACGACCATTGGTGTGAGCAACAGCAGTATGATCCTTGTGGGTTTTTTATTAAGCCACTGTGACATTTAAGGCACCATTTAATATTGTTCTAAGTGCTATAGCATTTTATCAATGTTATAATTTTGGCAGAATTATAAGCATTGGTGAGAATATGAAAAATTTAGAAGAGAAAATACAGGGCGCTATCATTAGAGTGGTTTCAGAGCACCACAAAGAGGCTGGTGAGCTTTGTCGCGTACTAAAAGCTGAATTTAAGTTTGAGGTACCAAATAATAATAATTGCGAATATAAGGGCTATGTAACAGCTTTTGGTGATCATGAGCTTGATAAAATGTCTGCGCTTGAATATGCGGTTGCAACTCGATAAGCATGGGTGAAAATAATGAATCTGTATCGAATTACGCGCAATGATAACCCTGATTATGATGAGTTTGTAGGATTGGTTGTTGCTGCACTAGATGAAGATTCAGCAAAGCAAACAGCCTACACGGCACAATACGCGCATAAATATTCAGACGATACATTTCCTCACTCTACAAACTTTAACGGCAATAATATTCAAGTTGAGCTGATCGGAACAACGGATAAGTTTGAAAATGGTTATATTGTATTAGCTGATTTTTTGCACGGGTGAGAAAATGAGTAAGCTAGAAAAAACTTTATCAAAAGAAGATCTTTTACAAGAATTTCGTAAGGGTATTGCTAAAATGCAACAGAGCTGCGAAGAATTAAATGAAGCAATGGCTCAGTGTGCGGAAACCGCCAAACAATCTGTAAAAGTGATGCGCTTGCTGCGAAACGGGAAACCAAGTTTTGATGATATCGATCAGATACCTGTTGTGCATGTAAATGTTGAAACCATCAGTGATGAAACAGTTATCAAATACGAGTCGAATGATGAAAAGCTTTTAGATGAGGTTGTAAATCAGATTGATAAGAAGGTTTTTATTGCTGACGACCCTTTACGTCCTCAAACCATGAGCTACATAGACCGCCACTAAGGCGGTTTTTAACACCTCATCGTTTTGTAATGTTTGGTTAGTTTAATTAGCGCTCAATAGGGCTATAAAGGATATTCAGTTCACGTTAAGAATAAAACTGCTATGACTAAAATAGAAATATTTGTCTCCATCCTAGCCGTAATAATTATTTCTACTATTATTTATCTTGTATGTCAGTAAGTTAGGAAGCTAAGAACCGTCTTTGGGGTGGTTTTTTGATAAGTGGAAGTTTCACCTGGCTATATAAGTTGAATTTTAAAAATACTTAAAATGGTTAAACATAACTTTACAAATCCACTCTCCCTAGATGTTAGATAAGATTGAAAATTAATGTAAAGTGTCGCCCTTAATACATGGGGATATTATGAAAAATTTAAGCTTATTCTTTTTTATTATGATTTTAGCGGGTTGCGGACACAGAGAATCTAACGGTCAGCAACCTGATCTAGAAACAATCAAGAAAGAACAGCTTGAATTTGCAAAAGAAGCCACTAAAGAATTCATTCCCAATCCTGATTCAGCTAAGTTCCGCAATCAAGTCGGGGATTGTGGGGAAGTTAGCTATAAGGAAGTAGGGGGCACAGATATTGATTTCCAGCGTTTCATTGTGCTTGAAAAGAATATAGTGCTTGTAGAAAATCAGATGGATCCAAAGCAATTTGAGCTTTCATGGAAAAGCTCCTGCACACCAAGTTGGAATAAATAATTATAAGGCCCTCATTTGAGGGCTTTACTTTATTCATCAGATGATTCGGATTTTTGGTCCTTACCATCTCCATATTCTAAAGCAACCTGTTGCGCTTCAGCTGCAGCAGTGGCTTCTATTGGAATCGAGTCAGCTGCGATAGCTACGGTACCAGTAAATCCCATTAAAGCTAAGATTAGAATTTTCGAATACTTTTTCATTTGAATTTCCTCTACGTTTCTAAGACTTAATTTCAGTGTAGAGAATGATTTAAATCGTGGATGTAGCAGCTATGTCGGGATATGTAAGATATTCAGGTCTAAAGTTATAGGTTTCTAGGTTTGCGTAAGAATGCTTTTCGGTTGAAACTTTTTGTTGAGTTGCTTAACGAAATGTTTGAATGCTTCAGTAGGTAGCTACACTCTGAAGAAACTTCCCTAACTTCTAAATCTTTGTAACATCCAATAATTTTTTGTAATCTTTATGTTATAAATTGTTTGCTTTGCTTATCATATGAATAATGAAAAGTGGAGCACCGAAAATGCTAACAAAAACAGAAATCATTGTTGTCATTCTAATGGTAGTAGCCTTAATTTTCATCGTGTATGAGATGGGACAAGGTGGTAGTTGGACTTTATAGAATTCAGCCTTTATCAACGGTAAAAGAAAAGCACCTTCGGGTGCTTTTTTAATGCCTAAAATTTAAATCGAGACATCATCATGAATGATTTTTTCCTAGCAACAAATCGCAGCATCAAAATCAATGACATTGAAGTGCGTCAGATCCAGATGAAAGACTTTGACACCTGGGCAATGCATGCTGAAGTATTGAAGAACTTCATCAAAGACCAAAATCATTCAGATGAGATTTTGACAGGGTTATTCAAGGCTCACGGTGTGCAAGTCATTTCGACCATGGCATGCGTCACCGATCTGGACAATGAATCATTAGTAGAACTTGCTACTGATGAACAGGGATTTAAAGAGCTACTTAAGGCAGTACTTCTGGTCAATCAGACTTATTTCAAATACGAAAAGCCAAAACGCGGCATTAAAAAGAAAGATGACTCCACCTGGTTTGATTCATTCCAATTTTTGGTATCAATGGGTCATCAGCATAGCGAAATCATGGAAATGACTTACGGTGCATTCCAAGGCTATGTTAAGGCAGGGAACAAGATGTATAAACAGGGAATCTTTAATAACGCCGTTGCTGGACGTGTAGCTCAAGCTGATAAGAAAGGCTTTGAATCATTTAAGAAAGAAATGGTTTCTGATTGATCAAGTAGCACCCTAAAGTTATGATGTGGAAATAACTATTTAGGGGGTTAGTGTGAAAAAATTATTATTAGCTTTATGTTTGGTGTCGGGGTTCACGTATGCAGAAAGGACAACTACCAGCATTCGCACACCATCGGGTGATCTGGTAAAAATTGGGGATAGCCACCAAGCACTTAAAGATAAGCTTCAAGTAAGCAAACCTAGATTCTATGTGTTAGATGATGGAAAGCTTTATTGTGCGGCAACTGAATATGTGAAAAGTGTTGATTTGCAGGAATACAACATCATCTTGTGCCGAGACAGAATTGTTAAAATTCTCTGGCGTAATCTTTAAGCGAGGTGCTAGATGAAATATTTATTCGTTGGGCTTCTTATTCTTGCATCTGGCATGCTTTATTTTATGCACCAAAGCAACAAGGCATCAGCTGAAAGATTAAAGCAGGCTGAAATTTTACATCAGCAGAAATTAGAACAGGAAAAAATTGATGCAGAGAATGCCACTAAATCTACTGCAGAAAAAAAGGCTCAAGCTGAATTAACCCGCATTAAAGAAAATGAAGCCGCACAAAAAGCAGAACAAGATAAACAACAGGCTCAAATTGAATTAGCTGCTCAGAAGGTTAAGGAGCGGTTAATTGATTCTGATTCTGCAAAATTTAGAAATCAGAAAGGTAACTGTGGTGAGGTGAATTCCAAAAACCGCATGGGTGGATATACTGGTTACTCTCGTTACATTTACGATCCAGTAAATGACACGATAATGATTGAGAGTGACTCCAAGAATTCTGTTTTTACTCCGCAAGTTATGGATGCGCTATGGCCTAAATCTTGTGGATAAAACGACGCACTAATACGTGCTTTTAAATATCTACATTAACCCGCTTCGGCGGGTTTTTTATTGCCTAAAATTTAGAGGTCAGCATGTCTGGTAAAAATTTAACATTTAAGCTGGTGATGGATGCTGAGACAAAAGCCTTTGTTTCCAATATGCATCAGTCGGAAAAAGCAGCAAAGGATGCATTTGCGGCACTCAAGGATGGCTCAGCCAATCTAGTAAGTGATGCCAATAGTGCTACAAAAGAAGTAGATCAGCTCGGCAATCAATCTCAAGAAACCGCCCAACAAGTAAAGCAACTTGATAAAGAATTAGAAGCAACTTCACAAGAACTACAACAAACTGAGCAATCGTCGAAAGGCGTATCAGGGGAGTTACAAGGATTAAAAACGGGCTTCAATGCTTTAACTGGAGCCTTGGCAGCGCTTGGCATCGGCACTACCGCAATGGAGATTGCTCAGACTGCTGATGAATATAAGAATCTGTCTGGCCGCCTGTCAATTGCAATTGGCGAACATGGCAACCTTCAAAAGGCCATGGATGATGTTAAAAATGTTGCTATTGCAACAAACTCCAATCTAACTGCAACTGGTGATCTCTATTCTCGACTAACCAAGATCGGTCAGGAGATGAAATGGCCTCAAGAGCAGGCATTAGCATTAACTGAAACAATTAACAAGGCCATTCAGGTAGGGGGTGGATCGGCTGCATCCAATGAAGCAGCGATTACCCAACTTAACCAAGCATTAGGTTCTGGTGTGCTTCGCGGTGATGAATTCAACTCCATGATGGAGCAATCACCACGATTGGCTCAAGCACTGGCTGATGGGCTTGATGTAACTACCGGTAAATTGCGAGAAATGGCGGGTGAGGGGAAGCTTACAACTGATGTGGTCACCAAGGCTTTATTAAGTCAAAGCGAAGCAATTAGCGCTGAATTCGCCAAATTTCCGACAACAATCGGCGCATCCATTGAAAATCTTAAGACCGCGTGGACGGTTTATATTGGTGAAGCAGATGCTGCAACAGGGGCAAGCGCAAAAGTAGCGGAAGCCATTAAGTTTGTTGCTGAAAACTTGGATACGATTGTCTCTACGTTAATGTTGGCTGGTCAGGCATTTGTAGCATATAAGGCCTTAAACATCGGCCTGATGTTCTTGGATAAAGCGAATAGCGTTAAGGCTGCATCATTAGCCATTACTCAAGAAACCACTTCAGTTGTAGCTAATACACAGGCGCAAATAGCCAATGCTAACGCAACCAAATCCACGGCAGTGGCTAAAGGGCAATTAGCAACATCAACAGCAACAGCTACTGCTTCTGCTGGTACAAGCCTAATGGGCTTGGTGGGCCGTCTAGGAACATTGGGTATTGCTATTACATCGCTTGGTGTGATGGGTGTTGCTGTTGTCGGTATGCTTACTCCGCTCGGTGAGTGGATGGGCGAAGCTGCCGCAAAAGCCATGGGCTACGGCGAAGCTATTGAGAAATTAGAAAAGCAGCAGCTTCTTGAAGCAACTCAAGCCAAAGTGGCAGCAGAAATTAAGGCAGAACAAGCAGCAGCTGCAGAAAAGGCTAGAGATAAGACCTACCAATTAACAGAAGAATCGAAAAAGCTTATTACAGCGTTTGATGAGTTAATTAAAAAGGGGGAGTCAGCAGCTGATGCACTTGAAAAACTTCAAGATGCTTTGGTATTTGATTCCACAAAAGGCATTAATGATTCAATAACAGCTTTGGTAGCACTTGAGCAGCAGGGAAAGATAACTGCCGAACAACTCAAGGTATCACTTAAAGCTGCAATGGCAACTGAAGATCTTGTGGTGTTCTCGGCAAATGCAAAGGCTGCTTTTTCTGGGACTTCTTTGAAGCGCAAAAATGGCACTCATTGCTGAACAAGCAATGATCTTGGCCGTGGAGCGTACCGGATATAGTTTTGAGCAGTTGCAAGGAAAAGGATCAGCAGCATCAAGATCGCTAATAAATGATATTCAAACCATTATTGGCAGTCTTGATGAGTTAAAGCGCCAAGGTCTTGATACCGCATTTGCACTAAACCAATCAATCAGCAAGGCAGTCAACGGAGCTGAGACTATTCAGCAACTTGGTGCTATCCGGAATCAAATCAACAGCCTTAAAAATGAGCTTGGTGAGACTGTAGCTAATGGGCTTTTGCAGCAAGTGGAAGTCCAAGCGTTCAATATCAACCGCCAACTTGACGAGATGACTGCAGGCGTCAATTCAGTAAATGAAGCATTCTCGGTATTTGGTTTACGGTCTCGCGATGAAGCCAAGTTGATGGCTAGTGAATACAAGGCGGCATACGAGGTTTTGCTTAGGAGTGGTCAAGCTTCAACTGATCAGCTTCAGCAGGCATTTAGGAAATACGCTGATGTGGCTATTCAGGCCAATGGCGGTATCGTAGATGGCTTTACCAGATCTCAAGCCTCAGCTTTAGATCTGGAGGTTCAAGTAGATGAAACTGGCAAAGCTGCTGTCAAATCAAATGACGAATGGGAAAAATCTAATCATCGCGTCAGAGATTCAGCACGCGGCATTGGTGATGGATATCGTCATGCTGGCCAGATCGCACGTGAAGAAGCCAAATCTTCTACCGAAGCCTGGGCTGATGCAGTCAACAAGGCCAAAGGTGACTTCAATAAGGAAATGAAGCGTCAAGGTGATGCATTAAGCAAGGGTATTTATGGCTATGACTCCTACACCAGAGATGAAGTGCTTTCCGAGCTGAAAAGTAAAGGCTATAGCGATAAGGATGCTAAAAAACTGGCTGGTGATATATGGTCCAAAGCTCTGGCGGCTGATCGAGATGCCAAGGCTCAAGGACTGGGTAAAGATGGTAATCCAGCTATGAAAGCACTGATTAATGCTGAATTTGATCGGGCAGCAGCGAATGGTCTGACCACTCAACACGGAACCAACAAGATCAATGAGCTGCTTCGTTCTATCAATGTAGCTTCAACTGGTTCCAGTCTGAGTGACTATGCGCCGTCTATTCCTTCTGCACCTTCAGTTAGAGATACAGGACAACCAAGTAAGGAAGTTACCTATAACTTTGACTTCAATGGTAAGCAGATGAAATTTAGCGGGCCTGCTGGACAGGAATCTTTAATGAATGAACTTGTGAATCAATTAAAAATACAGGCGAAATCAACATGAAGCTTATTCGCTTAGCAACATCCGAAACCGTCCCATTAGAGGACGGTTTTTATGGCCTGATGAATTTTCATGGAAGGCCATTGAACAGAATCAGGCCTATGCCATGGATGGCACTCTGCATATTCAGGAAGGCAAAAGAAATCTGGCCGACCAATCACTTTACAACCAGCAGATCCACAAATGGGCTGGATCAAGCTACGCGAACTGCGGACTGTTTTGGAATGGTCAAAACTGCAAGGTGAAAATTTCAGACTGCAGTTTGAACAGCCGCATGACAACCGGCAATTCACCGTCAAATTTAATCACCAGGACGGAGCTTTAGAAGCCGCACCGGTGAAAGGAATTCCAGCGGTATCACTGGATGATTATTACAACGTGACCTTGCGCTTTACGGAGTTAGACGATGGCGATTGAAACCAAAGATTTAGTGATTTACAAGTCTGAACGCTTGACGGATAACTCGGATGGCGGTGGTAAATATTCTGGTGTTGTGGTTCAGGATGGCATCAGTAATAACCTGTTTAATGATGTGTCTGAGATGGATCGCACTATGGGCGATGTATCTATGCGCAAGGTCTTTCCGGCCGTCACTACAGCAGATACTGATCTATTGATGGGTGCAACGGTGTTTGTATCTGAGCTACCAGAAGATCCAAACGTATCAGCATTGCTTTTCAGTACCAAAAACTGGACAGATGAGCGCCAGGCTGCCCAGAATCGTGTAGAAAATTATCTGGCCAAAGGCGGGCAGATTGCCGGCACACCACTTGATACCCATTGGCAGGGCATGTCATCACTCCAGGTCGCTATGTTTCCTCAGGAAGTGGAGTCTTCGGTAGGCGATACCATTGTGCTGGTCAGTGATGAAGGCAAGGTATTGGAGCGTGAGCAGTACGTGCGTATTACCAAGGTTGAAACCCGTACTGCCATTATGGTCATCGATGGTAAAAATGTTGAGTACAAGGTTGCTACGTATTCCTTGAATGATGCTCTTGAGGTTGACTTTGTGGGCCTTTCAGCACGCCAGTGGTACAACGGTGAGAAATCCAAGACCATCATTCGGGATACGATTGTTGCGGATACCGGCCTTTACTATTCATCTACAGCGCTGGCATCTGATGCCAATGTGGGAGAATTTACGGTCAATGCTAAAAGCATCTTTGCTCAACTAATCCCGTCTGCTCAGACTGAAACCCCAATTATTGATGTGAATGCTGCTGGCGAAAGCGTGGTGCTGGTAGCGGGTAATGAAGGCACCATCACGGTCAATTACCCGAATATGGTGATTGGGGTGAATCAGAACCTGTACATTGGCTCAGCAGTGATTCCTTCCAGTGTTTCTTTTACTTTACAAGGACAGCAGATTACCGATCAGGGCGGATTACTTAAGAATACTCAAGGTACACAGGTTGGTACGATTGATTACCAGCGTGGTTTGATTCAGTGGACTGCGGCAGCACCGGCTGGAACCGTAAGTTTGAATATTACTTTTAAACCAGCAGCTGCACCGAATCAGTATTACCAGAGTCATGCAATACCAGTGACTCAGAATAACCAGAGCACCAACTGGACCGGAGTTTTAATTCCAATTCCGGCACCTGGTGCACTTTCGATTTCATACATGTCGCAGGGCAAGTTCTATGAGCTTAAAGATGATGGTTCAGGCCAGTTAAAGGCTGCCAGCCCATCCTTTGGTTCTGGCATGATCAATTATGAAACTGGCTCATGGTTATTAACGACTGGCGCACTACCAGATGTAGACACACCAATTCTGCTGAACTGGGGTACACCAATTGTCACCTTCGTACGATCAAATTTAAGTGTGGAAAAAGCTGCATTTGATTTTGATTTAGGCCGACCAGGTGTGTTGCCGGGCATAACTATTAGCTGGATGCTTGAAGGCGAAGAGAAAACGGCAACCTCTAATGCGCAGGGTAAGTTTACTGGTGATGCTACAGGTGAAATTAACTATGCAACCGGTATTGGCAAGATCATTCCAAACAAGCTGCCACAGAAAGGCACAGTCTTTTCGGTGATTTATAACTATGGATCCTCACTTGAACAAACCAAGATGGATGTTACCCCAGCAAATCAAAAGCTGACCTTTACCATTGGTACAGGACCGGCAATTCAGCCAAATAGTGTTGAGTTAAAAATTCCACTTCAAAGCAGTGAGGGGATTACAGGATCCGTAACCCTGACAGATGTACCGGTGAATGCAACTATGGGCAATCTAGTGAATAGCCGTGGTCAAGTGCAAGGCACCATTACCTATGCCACTGGCGCAGTTGAAGTCACACCAAAGAGTACAGCAAGCAGATTTGTGCAAACCTTTACACCTATGGCTATCTATGCGGCTGCCTAGCGAGGAAATATGTCTTTTTATTCTCCACAAACATCAGACATTCAGGGTCAGCAGGTTGAACTAAAAGCCCTTAATACTATTGATGTTCAAGTTAAATACCGTGATACATCCGGCTCCAATTCAGCAACCCACACCGTAACGGCCAACAAGTTAAAGCTGGATTTATCCTCTGGCTTTGATGAGCAGATTTTGACAGGCTCAGCCCGATTCAAAGTTGGTGCGGACACTTATCTAGATCGCACTGGCTTGCTGTATCGCAATGTAAATCCGGCGAATAACAGCGGGATTCAGTCTGGTGTGATCCAGTATGGTACCGGTATTGTTGAAATCGACTCATGGACACCGAATGCAGATAACACGATTACTCTGGAATCCTTAACTACCACAACCGATTTATTGCCGGTCAACAAAATCAGCTTTAGAACACCCATCATGCCGATCCGTCCACAATCCTTAACTGTGGTAGTGGGTACGCTTGAATATGGTCAGCTTACACTAACTGCTGATGAAAATGGCGTGATTGAAACCAGTCGGGCACATGGTCAGGTCAATTGGGATAATGGTTTTGTTACGATTTACTTCTACAGCAAAACCCAAATTACTGAGGCTAACCGGGCTGAGATTGAAGCGAATGACTGGTATGACCCACTACTCGAATATGATGAGCTAGATGGCCGTTATATTAACGTTCCGGTCTGGGTCGATGCTTCATCCGTACGCTATAACGCTGTGGCTTATACCTATATTCCTTTGGATTCTGAAATTCTAGGTCTGTCTGCTACACGATTACCGATTGATGGCCGGGTGCCGATCTTTCGTGTTGGTGGTATTGGTATTGTCAGCTCAAGCAAGGTGCAAGAGCTACCCAGTGCAATTGCAGGTACTACATACGATCTGAATGATCAGCGCATTTCGTGGGCTGAACTTGAAGATGCCAATGGAACCAAAGTAGCTTTCGATTTGTACACGGTCGATTATGATTATGGTCGTGTGACATTGGGCGGTGACTTCGTACTGGGTAATCTGGTCGCACCACTAACAGTGAAATACCGCTATCAGGATATGGGTCTGATCCGCGATGTACAGATCAGCGGTCAGCTGACCTTCACCAAGCCTTTAACCCATAACTATGATGCGGTGGATACCATAGTCGGTTCTGCTTTAGTGATTGGTGATATGCAGGCGCGTTATACTCGTAAGTTTGTGCAGGGATCGTGGAGTGGGGCATGGGCTGACGAGCCTGTGGGTGCAACCATTCCAGCGAATTACAATGATGCACTATATCCGATTCAGGTCACAAACAAGGGTGCCATTCAAGAGCGATGGTATATCCAGTTTACTGATGCACAATCATTCCGCTGCATTGGTGAATATTCTGGCCAGATTGGTACCGGTACCACCAATGCAGACTATGCACCAATCAATCCAGTCACTGGTGTGCCTTACTTCATAATTAAAAAAGAAGGTTGGGGTAGTGGCTGGGCCAATGGCAACGTGCTGCGATTTAATACCGTGGCTGCAAATTTCCCGGTGTGGGTAATTCGCACAGTGAAGCAATCTGAGCCTGCTGTAATGTCAGATCAATTCCAAATTATGCTGCGTGGTGACATTGACCGCGTTGTTTAAAATATAAATCAAATACGACCGCTATATGCGGTCTTTTTTATGGGTATAAGAAATGGTTGCAAGTACAGATATCAAGTTTTATGTGCATACAAATAAAAATATGCCACAACTTCAAAATGCATACGGTTCAATGATTAATGTGCTGGATGCATGTTTAATTAATGGAATTAGCATTGGTGCGGTGTCATCGCTTACAGCATCCGGCACAACAGTGACAGCATTGTTCAGTGAATCACATGGCTTGAAGCAGCAACAGGTGATAAAAATCACTGGTGCAGCACAAAATGAGTTTAATGGTGAACATAGAGTTTTATCTATTCCGAACGCACAGACTGTGACGTTTGAGCTTGCTACACCACCTAATGTAAGCGCAGCAACTGGAACAATCACTGCATCTCTACCACCGCTGGGATGGGAAAAACCTTTTTCAAGCGTAAATGCCGGGGGCGGTGGAAAGGCTGCATATCGATCAACTAATTTACTTTTACCAAACCGTCCATTTTTACGTGTCGTAGATGAGCTTGATCCGGTGTGGTCGTCATCATACGCAAAATACGCCAAAGTTGGCATTGTTGAAGATATAACTGGTATTGATACGATGCTGGGTGTACAAGCTCCATTCGACTCGGCTTTCCCAAATAAGAATTGGATTGGAACGGGCTCTGGTGCAAGTGCGATAAACGGATGGGCTAAATGGTATTATGCACGTATTCGCAATCCAACAATTGAAAACTGGATGGACTCGGAAGGTGCAATTAGCGGAAACAAGGTTTGGCTTATAGTTGGCAATAGTGATAGCTTCTATATTTTACCCTCTCAAGCCAATGACGCTCTAGCTAATGCTTACTTTTTTGGTGCGATAGAAAGTTTGGATGATACGGATGCTTACAATACTGCATTAAGCGCATCTTATAGCTATAATGCTGCAAATACATGGAATGCAACGGCAAAAACAACAGGAATATCAAACTTTGTAAAATCATTGTTATTGCAAAGACCGCATGATGCGTCTGAAAAACCTGCCATTGCCTCAAATACAGCAATGTTACCACTTTCGGGAATCTTTGGTTCTGGACAAAAAACATGAATGTTGTTGCTGCGGTTGATGGGGTGTATCTTGTTGATGTATTTATTTCTGAGTATTCAGCATCCAATCAAAACTTAGTCACGGTAATGCGCGGGAAAATGCCAATCTTAAAGTGGGTTGCGCAGCGTCCAGTGCTTAGTGATCTATCTATTTTAAATAATGGTAGTAAGTCTTATATTTTTAAAGATGTTGCTATTGGTGCAGAAAATAGCGGTGGTGATGAAAACCTGGGGCAAATTGCATTTCAGTTAACCTAACAGCGGAGGTGAGACATGCGAGCAATCAACTTAAACGCAAATCCAGTATTTGTTAAAAACACATCAAATGTGGTAGGTAAGCGCAATATATACACCATCGCAGGGTCTGTGAAAAAGCAAGGTGTCCCGTACCCATGCAATATCGGAATTTATGACAGGGTGTCGGGTCGGCTGATTAAAAAAGTAAAAACAGATGATCTAGGTAGATATGAAGCAAAGGAGTTATATAAGGATAGCTACTTTATTGTTGCACTGGATCAAAGCCAAGAATTCAATGCTGTTATACAGGATAACGTGGTGCCAGAATGAGTAAAACATCAATCATTGCTCGGCTTGCTATGATTCAAGCCTTTGCAAATCTCATGGATAGCGGTAGCCAAAGTGCTACCGTTATTTTTTATGAGGGTGTGCAGCCTGCCAGTCCTGCGGTTGCAGCAGTCCCAAACAACGCCTTGGTAACACTGACTTTTCCAGAGCCATGTATTAAAGAAATCACAGCCAGTTATGTAGAGCTTCATCCAACCGACATAGCAACGGTGATTAAATCAGGCACTGCAACTTGGGCACGGATCTACAACGGCGCAGGTGAAGTAGCTGCGGATTTAACTGTGGGATCTGACATAACCCTGGCGAATACCAATCTGGTTGTGGGTGGTACCTTGTCTATCCAATCAATAAAACTCAGACCTTAATTTAAAAGGGTGCTCATGTGGATTTTAAAAATAAGCTCGGCACCGTTGATGCGCATAACCTAAACCTAAACTTTAAGCCTGATAATACTGATAGCCATAACATCATTCTGAATTTTGAGCATCTGGCTGATAGCTCAACTAATCTTAATTTTGGTGATGATGTATCTTCAATAATCGATACGGTACTTGATACTGAGTTTTCATTTGAGGTCACCGCAGTCTATGCAGAGAGTGGTACAAATACTGCAGTTATAGACACGGTGCTCGACACTGGCTTCAGTTTTGATTTGGTTGCTGTATTCAGTGAAAATACTGATGTTCTTGGTCAGATTGATACTGTTCTGGACACCAGCTTTAGTTTTGAAGTTGTCGCTATATTTGCTGGAAACCTGTGCACGATTGATACCGTTTTAGATACTGAATTTCAATTTGAAGTTAAAGCGTTATTCGATATCAATCATCTTGTAGGTGTGTCTTACGGTTTTGACATGCGATATCAGAAGGCCATCGCAGCCTTGAGCACCACAGAAATACCGTGGGCCAAGCCGATATTAAGAGTCTCAAATGAGGCTCTTTTTTATGATCAAGGCTTGGTAGTTTCGAATCAGGTAAATATTCAGTATGAGCAGGCAGGGTCATTGACCCGGGCGATTAGATCCTTTCATGAGCAGGCAACCGGTTTAAGTTCGGATGCGTATGTCATCTGGGAAGAAGGCGATAAGCGCTTTATTCATCAGCGATACTTACATGAAGAGACAATTAAGCTGCGCCATAACCGGGAAACGGTCTGGCAAGAAATGATCCGCAGGCGTAAGACTTTTACTTACTCACACGAAGTGGCTCAGGTCTTTGAGCATCGCTTTTCATTCGAGTGGGATAAGAGCCTTGAGATTATTACCAAGTCAGATTTGCCATGGGATCAAGCCAAAGCGATCCATTACCGCAAGCATCCGGTTTTACCTTGGCCAAAGCCTGAAATACCTAAATACGAAGGTACTGGCGATCTAAACTTTATCTGCTTATGTCATGACGTTGATTCACACAATGTTGTTTTAAATTTTGGTGCAGATGACTGTATTCCAGCACTGCCGAAACGGAACTGGTGGTATATCGTGAATACATTAACAGCCGAGCGATTAGATACCGGCGAAAAAATAAAAGTGATTGATGGCACCTACAGTACCAGCCGATCCCAATGGTGCTGGACTTACTCCATTACCGTGGCTCATACGGAAAAAGATAAGCTACAGCCGATTGATGGTCAGCCGGTGATTCTTAAAGTCATGATCAATGGGTTTGAGCATCATATTCTGCTTGAGGATCCAGAGGAGACCCGACGTTTTGCCAGTGTTTTATACACCTATCCGGGTCGAAGTGTCACAGCTTTGAACTCTGCCAAATATGGACCATTACGCTCATTCATCCAGGATAACGAACGAACCTCTGTGCAACTGGTTCAAGCGGAATTGGATCGAGCGAATAGTGGTACCAACCTCGACTGGAAGCTAATTGAGGAATTGGGCTGGATTGTACCGGTTGAAAGCCTGAGTTATGCAGAACTGGCACCAATCGATGCAATCAAGCAGGTGGTTGATGCAGGGGGTGGCTTTATCTATAGCCAGAAAGCCGGTAATACACTGACGATTTTGCCGCGATATCAAAAGGGATATTGGGATTCGATGACAGTGGAGGATTACGACATTCTGTTATCTGAAAGCCTGGTGATGCAGCAGAACATCAAGCAGAACGATGAATACATTGCTGACTTTAATGCCATTACCGTGGTGAATAGTCGCAGTGGTGAAAGTCTGAAAGTGCAGCAGCGTGGAACCTCGGGTGATGTGCCGTTAGAGACAGTCACGGGTCCACTATTTAATGTGGTATCGGGTGCGAGTTATGGCAAAAATGAACTGGTCAAAGCCAATATTCAGGAGCTGCACACCTTTTCTGATATTCCTGCCAGTCAGGAAATTGGCGAGATGCTACCAGGTAAATCGATTGCATTTAATGGCCAGTGGTGGGGTGTAATTGATGGAGTGAGTGGCAGCTTTTCGCATGAAAAGGTGAATGAAACCATTACTGTGGAGCGTATCAGCCGTGACGAATCCTCTATTTGAATTACGAAAGCTTTTAAATCCAATTCATGCGGAATACATCGGCACCATTACATCAGTGAAGCATCCAGAGTATCGGGTGCAGATCGATGGTGGATCTGGGCCAGTGCTGTGCACATCCGGCACAGCTTATAACTTGGGTGCCAGAGTATTTGTTTCCAATCAAGTGATTTTAAGGCCGGCACCAACTGGTCAGCACTCAGAAATAGAAGTCTAAACTTAACCAAACAACAGCACCTTTTTAGGTGCTTTTTTATTGCCAAAAATAGGGGTATGTATGACTAAAGGGGATGTATATGGACTTTCTTAGTCAAGTATTGGAAAGCATAAAGAACCATTCACACATCCTTTTTACAGGTGTGCTGGGCGCGACTTTTGGCTTTCTATTAAGCAAGGAGCCAACCCGGGATCGCTGGATAGGATTCTTTGCTGGCTTCATTTTATGTGTGGTCTTTGCTAAACCGGCAAGTTTATTTCTTGCTAGCGGTAATTACCCAGAACTATTTGGCTTCATTCTGGGTGCTGCTGGTAAAAGTACAGCTGAAGCATTGCTGAGTTTGGCTCGATCAAGAGTTCTTGGTTTAGTCAAAAAGGAGAATGAAGATGCTGCTAATCATAAGTAAAACAGCTTTGGTGTTATTTATAGTTTCGTTTGCCATCATGGCATTTCATCCAAAAATTCAACTTCCAAAACATATCGATTTTCTATTGGTGTTGTCGATCCTTTTGGGGCAGCACTTTTTGTTAAAGATGAGTATTCGCCTAGTCCAGCTGGAACCCTTTTTTCACCACAGTAAGTATTTTATTCGCACTCTTTACCCGACAACTCTATATTTGGGGTAAGGGTGGTGCACGTCCTAAATTTTTTAATACGGATAAAGATGGTGACAACCCATGAAGCACATTTTTGATTTCTTACGAAAGATCAGTGGTGGCAAACTCACCCAAAAGCAGGTTGATGCTGCAGATAAGCTGATTGCAACTGCTTATGATGACCTGAACGATGTGTTGGGTATCGCCACAGATGAAATGCATGTGAGTCCAAGTGGAGTCGATTTGATCTGCAATTTTGAAGGTCTGCGACTGAAAGCCTATGATGATGGCGTAGGTGTATGGACTATTGGTTTCGGCACCACAAAATACCCAAATGGTATTCGTGTCAAAAAAGGGGATACCTGCACACTGGATCAAGCCAAAGCTTATATGCAGAACGATCTGAAATCATTTGAGCAGACTGTAAATAATACGGTCAAAGTTCCACTCAGTCAGAATCAGTTCGATGCTTTAGTTTCACTGGCCTACAACATTGGATCAACTGCATTCAAAAATTCCACTTTGGTTAGGCAACTAAATGAAGGAAATTATAAAGCTGCTGCCAATCAATTTAATGTTTGGGTCAATGCTGGTGGCAAGCGCATGCAAGGTCTGGTGAACCGCCGGGCTGCAGAAAGGACTTTATTCTTAAAATAGATAAATGCCCTCAAATGAGGGCTTTGTTTATCATTAAAATAAGTGACTGGTTATTAATTAATCCTCAGAATCCCTTCCCAACTAAAATAGTTTTGAGTCAGGTTTTGTCTGGCCATTGCCCATGCGCGACCATGCATTTTGCATGGGCCAATTGCTATTTTCTTATCTCCAAATCTCACCTTAACCTGCTCAAGGGCAGATTGAAGTTTCTCATTTTTCTCTATTTGAGTACTATCAGATAGAAGGTCGTATATGTATGTCGATTTTGGCTCGATTGCGGTCAATATCACACCACATTTCTTAAACTCGATTCCTTCTTGAAACAGCTCATTCATTCGCTTCATTACAGCCCGGTTCATAACAGCAGCACAGTCAGTCGGCTCAGCAAATCCGATATTGATCGACTTGTTATAGAAAGGCCTGTTCTTATCAAAAGGATTGGATTGGGCAAAAGCAATCACACAACCACAAAGAGATTCATCTTCTCTTAACCGCTTAACAGCATTCTGTAGGTAATCACTCATTGCCTCAGATAATGATTCAATATCGGTTACCCGTGCGCCAAATGAGCGTGATGAAATGATTTGCTTCTTGGTTGGCGCAGCCTGCTCAAGTTCGATACATGAAATCCCTTGCAGTTCCATAACAGTCCTCTGCATTACCACAGAAAATAGTTTTCCCATTTGATGTGGATTAGACCTGACTAAATCAAGAACAGTATTAACACCTAAGCCTTTTAGTTTTTTACTATGCTGACGACCAACTCCCCAGACTTCGGAAACATCAATCAAACTCGAAAAATAATCACGATGTTTAGGATCCATAGAAACTAGATCACAAACCCCATTGAAGCGTTTAGCCTTTTTGGCCATATGATTAGCCAACTTGGCTTCAGTCTTACTTCGCCCAATACCGACACAAACCGGTAATCCGATCCACTGCAAGATCCGCTGTCGCATATTTTGCGCATATTCAACCAGGTCATAATTTTCAGAATAGGCAGTAAGCTTTAAAAAGCACTCATCAATCGAATAAACTTCCTGTTCACCTGGCGCCACGTAATCAGCCAGAATCGAATGGAAACGTTGAGACATTTCAGCATACAAAGCATAGTTACTCGAAAGTACCTGTACATTATGTTTTTCGACAATATCCCGGATCTGGAATAGGGGAACACCCATCTTAATACCAAGATCTTTTGCTTCTTGAGAACGCGCAACTGCGCAGCCGTCATTATTTGAGAGAACAATGACTGGCACATCTTTAAGTTTGGGGTTGAACAGGCGCTCACAGCTTACATAGCAATTATTTACATCAATGAGCGCATATATTTCGTTGTTATAGCTCATCTGAATTTCTTGATTACATTTGTGACTACACCCCAGATTTCAAACTGCTGGCCTTCTTGAGGATGAATGTCTGGATACTCCTCATTCTCAGCTTTCAACCAGCAACCTTTCGCATCAATAATTAGTCTTTTAACAGTAAACTCATTATCTACACAGGCAATCACAATATCTCTATGCTGCGCCTCAATGCTGCGATCTACGATAAGAGCATCATTGATATCAATTCCAGCATTGAGCATCGAAAGGGAATTTGCTCGTACAATGAAAGTCGCATTGGCATTATTGATCAGGAAGTCATTAAGATCGAGTTTCTTATCGATATAATCCTGAGCCGGTGAGGGGAAGCCAGCCTGAACGCGTTCAGTGACCAATGGTATTTCTATTTTAGTGACTGGATCGAACTGACGGATATCAGTAATTTCATTTTCTTTTTTAAGGGATTTTAAGTATTCTTTGATATCAAGAATTTTAGATTCAGGCACTCGAATAACTTTAGTCTCTTCAGACTTTTTTCGACCTGCCCCGGCTCGAAAACCCCCATGAGTACTGTTCATAACTTTACGACTCCTTGATTTTTGTAACAATAATCAAGATTGTAAAGACTCGATAAAAATCAAACAAATAAAATAAATCTTTTAAATTCAAAGATGCGTCATAGAGTGACGCAAAATTATGATATTTCGGATGAACGGTTACAGTACTAATTGACTTGGTAAAGACTCTTAGCCAGAGCTGCACAGCTCACTCAATTACGACGAATGTGAATGTGGGGGATACGTTTGAAGACTCTTTAGGTGGGGGAATTTAGTACCGATGAATCCAATTTTTCACTCTCTTAAAAAGCTCTATATCTGCAAAAAGAAAGGAAATAAATCTCCATAGTATGGAAATGGTACCGCACCATTAAGATCTGCATTAGGATCATTGTTAGTTTCTAATGAAATTTTATTTAGCATTTGATGTATTGGTTTTAGGGTCTGAATTAGATCATTAATTATATATGGTCTAGATTTTTTAATTATGTATTGATACATGAGCAAATCTATAGCCAATAATGGTGATCCATTAAAGTCTAGGTGGTAAGTGAACCCAGTAGCCATAGGGTATTTGGAGTAATGTTTTAGCAGTTCAGCATTAATTTTTCATTTTTGATATATTTTCTTAAATAACTTTCAGATATCTCCACCCAAGCATGTATAGGGTGTATTGGGTCGGTTTTATTACTGTTTGTTAATTTATTTAGATTTTGATATCTAGTTTTCTCAGCGTATGTGCTTAAAAAATTAAATAGTTCTTGGGCTTGGTGTGTTTCATCAAGATGTGGAATTTCAGCACCATGCTTGTTAAATACATCTGCACAATCATTAAAGCTAGTAATCAAATTATGGTTTTTACTTGTTAAGTATTTATAGTTAGGTTTTCGAAAATTATTTGAATACATATATTCAGTAACTAGGGCGATCTTTAAAAACCTCTCCACACCTATACTTAGATTAAAAAATGAAGAATAAAATAACCCATCTTTATTATCGTAAATATTAGCTTTTACAAGAAATTCTATCCCAGATAGGATGGAGGATTGAGCTAGGTAGCACTCTTGTAGTAGATCATTAAATTCTGAACTCCCGTATAAAAATTCATTATTTACTCCTTCCACCCATCTACAATATCAGCCCAGTCCTGCATCATTTTTTACGATCTGCTAAATACTTGGCATGGTTATACGATGCACGGGTTTTATTCTCATCAGCATGGGCTAGTTGGGTTTCGATCCACTTTTCATCATAACCAAGCTCATTCAGTAGAGTGGATGCAGTAGCCCGGAAATCATGCGCTGTGACATTCTGCATAATGTACTGCAAGGCTCTATTAATTGTAGTAGCTGGCATCATCCCGCCATTATAGACACCTTCAAAAACATATTTTTTTCGGCCCGTAAGCTTCTTTTGTTTTAGTAAGAGTTGATAAACCTGCTCAGACATTGGAACCACATGCGTTCTATTTTTCTTGGTTAGGCGCATGCCTTTTTTGAGCTGTTCTCGGGTCTGTTTTTCAAAAGTAATAGTTCTTTCGTCAAAATCAATAAATGACCATTGCAGTCGACGCACCTCAATTGTGCGAAGCATGGTATAGAACAAAAATAAAATAGAATTGACCGTTGACTCAGCACCACCATAACTATCGATCCGAGCTCTAAACACCTTTCGTTCAGCCAAACTTAATGGTCTTGCATGCTCTACGTCTGGTCGCGCTATCACTTCACGTACCGCATAGGTCGGATCATTCTCAGCTCTTAATGTTGCAATGGCATATCTCATCACAGAGCCAATCTTTTTCCTGTTTTCAATTGCTGTGACTTCACCAGTGCCGCGGTTATCCTGACTCTTAACACGTTTCACTGTATTTTGCATGATCTTCAAAACATCAGCAGAGGTCACATCTTTAATATTTTTATGTCCGATGACTTTGTAGATATCCTTTTCCATTGCCCGATGAAAAGCATCTATATAGGTCTGAGATTTATCCTTTAGTCGATCGGCAGCATATTCCTTTGCGATAGTCTCAAAACTATTTTCATCACAAAGTAATGCGGCTTTTTCTTGTTGGCGATGCACAGCTGGATCAATATTGTTTGCTAGCAGTGATTTGATTTCGTCTTGCTTTTGACGTGCCTCTGCTAAGCTTACGATAGGATATTCACCAAGACTGATCATTGAGGCTTTTCCTGCATAACGATAGCGTACGCGCCAAAGCTTTGTACCGGTAGAGCGAACCTCAATACATAGTCCGCCTTGGTCAGCAATACGGTATGCTTTTTCCATTGGTTTTAGTTTTTTTAGCTTGGTATCGTTAAGCAT